AACCAGAAATTATAAAAAAAGCAAAATCAAATTTACCTTTAAAAGCCCAACAAGGATTTTAAAGCTAAAAAACACTTATGCTTTTTAGAAAAAAGCATTAACAAAAACATTTTTAACTTAAAAAGTGTTTTTATTTATTGTAATAAAAGTATCCATCACTAATACTATTTATCAAAAAATCATAATTTTTTTTAATATTTTCAATTTCTAAATTTAAATAAGGAATATTTTTTCCTTTTTTCTTTTCTAATTCAATTTCTTTGATTTCTTTATTTCTAGCAATATCCAATTCATTTATTTTTTTTGTCAACTCAAGAACATAATCTTTGTAATAATATCCAACAGTTTTAGTAAATTGACAAACATTACAAGAACATTCCTTATCTTGATGTTGATATGATTTTTGTTTTTTCAATGAACTCATACCTAGAAATGGATTTTATAAAAAGACCGCTAAGATTTTTAATTTGATTTAAAGATTCAAGATTTTATTAATCAATTTTTTTAATAATATAAATATCTAAAAATATTTATTTTAATTTTTTTCTTAAACTATAATTAAATAAATAATGTCAATGTCAATAAAAAATAATCAAAATTTAACTCATTTTATAAAAAAAAAAAGAGTAAAAATTATTAGCGATTTTGAAGGAAAAATATCATCAAGTCTTTATAATAAAGAAATTTATGCGCTTGGGATTAATAAGGACGATTTAGAAAGATTTATTTATTGCGGTGATATTGCCGATTATACAGGTAATTTAAATGCAGATGATCCAGAAAGATATAAATTTTTAAAATTTATTAAATTTATTAATGATAATTCAAATAAATTTGCTTATGTATTAGGAAATCGTGATTTAAATAAACTAAAACTTTTACAATTATTAGTATTTAAAAATCAGTCTATTAAATGGTGGAGAGGTAATCCTGACCCTTCTGAACCATTTGATATTCTTAAAATAAGTGATTCATTATTACGAAGTAAATTAGATGGTGAATTAGAATGGTTAGTTGAAGATTTAACATCTTTTTATCCTTATTGGGAATATTCGCATAAAGATATATTAGAATGGAAAGGTTGGAAATCTGTTAATCTTGAAAAACAATTATCTTTATATGAAAGATTTTTAGCAATTTTTGGAGTTGTTCCAAAAGATGGAACTATGGGAGCACAAAATACTATTGTTGGTATAGCATTAGAATTAGGAGTGTTAAAAGAAGAAGTTATAGCTTATGTAGCTGGTATGAAAAAGGGAGTTATACCTATAGATGCTGCAAATAGATTAGCAGCCTTAGTTTTTACTGTTTTTGCTAGAATACTTGATCAAGAATTAGTAGGTTCTAATAAAATATGGGAGTATGATGGTTCATTATATGAATATTTAATAAATGGTAATATAGTTTCTTACGCTTTTGATGGAACTGATGAAACAGATTCGACAAAATTATATTTATTTTCTCACGGTGGAGTTCATTCTAAATTTAAAAGTGATTTAATTCATAATATATCAAGAAGAGAACAATTTTGGAATACAGTTGATGAAAAAAAAATAGAAGCAATTATATCAATATCAAAACAAAAATCACAAAACCCAACACAAACAGGTGGACAAATTGAGACTATTCAAGATTTAATAAATTTTAATGAAAATATAAAAAAAGCAATTAATAATTGTTTTGAAGAATTTAAAAACAAGTATACAATTTCTAATATATCTCCTAATTTAAAATTTACTATTGCAACAGGAACGATATGTGGTACATTTTATACAGATAATTTAGAAAAAAAAGTTTCTGATCGTAAAGGTGTTGAAGAATGTAAAAGTGAACATACTACTATAATATCTGGTTATCTTAGACTAATGAATGATAAAGACAAATTATTTATAGAAGAAAATAAATTAGAAATTTATAATATTTTTGGTCATCTTCCAGTAGGATTTGGTTATGCATTTGCAATTTCACAAAATAATTCAAAAATTATATCTACTGATTATTCAAATAGTTTCTCAATTTCTAATTTTACTGATTTTAATAATAATTCATTTATATTAGTTTTATCAAATAATCAGTTTTCATTAGAAGGACAAATATATTTTGATTTAACACATCAAACAGAAGCTTTTGAAATATCACAAAAAAAAGACCCAGATCAAGATTTTTATGTTATTAAAGGAAAAAAAGAAGAAGATGTTAGTGCATTTCAAAAATTATTATCAAAAACAAAAAAATTTTTTATTCAATTTAATCTACAAAATAAAATTAATTTTGAAAAACAAAAAGAAATTAAAAAACAGTTGCAACTTTTTACTCAATCAAATTTAGCTTCTCAAAATATTAAACCTAATTCAAATTTAGCTTCTCAAAATATTAAACCTAATTCAAATTTAGCTTCTCAAAATATTAAACCTAATTTAGATTCAAATGCTGATTTTAATTATCACGGAACTGGTAAATTAGATGCTTTTACAGTTGATATTTTTTCATTTATGAAAGGAAAATTTAGAAAAAATCTTATATTAATTGTTTCAAAAAATCCTTTAAACAATTCTTTAAGAGGTGGAAAAAAAAAATCTAAAACACATAAAAAAATAATAAATAAATTCAAAATACATAAAAAAAAATCTAAAAAATTTTAATTTTAATATTTTTTCTTTTAATAATATTAAATAATAATGTCAATTGAAATTAAATTAAATAATAATTCAAATTTAACTAATTTTATTAAAGGAAAAAGAGTAAAACTTATTAGTGATTTTGAAGGAAAAATTTCTAAAAAACTTTTTCAACAAGAAATTTTTTTGATGCGTGATAAATTAGAAAGATTTATTTATTGTGGTGATATTGCTGATTATACAGGTAATATAGATATAACAAAAAAAGATAGATATAAATTTTTACAATTTATTAAATTTATTAATGATAATAAAATTAGGTTTTCTTATGTACTAGGAAATAGAGATTTTAATAAAATACAACTTTTACAATTATTAGTATTTAATGATCAAGATCATAAATGGTGGAAAGGTGATCCTTCTGAACCCATTAATATTCTTGAAATAAGTGATTCATTATTATCAATAAATAATGCCTTTCAAAAAGATAAAGCAATGTGGTTAGTTGAAGATTTAACATCTTTTTATCCTTTCTGGTGGTCTGCAAATATTTCAATTATGGATTGGAAAGGTTGGCAATCTGCTAAAAGAAAATTATCTTTATATGAAAGATATTTAGCAATTTTTGGATTTTCTCCAAAAGATGGAATCATGAATGCTCAAAATACTATTATTGGTGTTGCAATTGAATTAAATGTATTAACAGAAGAAATTGGTAAGTATATAAGAGAAATTAACGTACCATTCCAAGAAAGAACTCCTGATTTTTTTAATGCTGCTGATAGATTAGCAGCTTTAGTTTTTACTGTTTATGCTAGAATGCTTGATCCAGAATTAGCAGGTGATGGTAAAAAATGGGAGTATGATGGTTCATTATATAAATATTTAATAAATGGTAATATAGTTTCATATGCTTTTGATAATAATGATGAAAGTGATTCAACAAAATTATATTTATTTTCTCATGGTGGAGTTCATTCTAACTTTAAAAAAAATTTATTAGATTTTAATATAAAAAAATCAAAATATTGGCAAGCAATTAATGAACAAAAGGAATTATTTATATCACAACAAAAACAGACAGGAGGTCAAATTGATACAATTAATGATTTAGAGATTTTTAATACAACAATATGTGCTTCAATAAATGCTTGTTTTGATGAGTTTAGAGGTAAATATAGAGATAATTCTATATCTGATCAATTAAAATTTACTCTATCAATAAGTTCAGGATGTGGTCCATTTTATAATGATGATTTAAAAAAAAAAGGTACAAATAATTTTAAAGATATTGAAAATTGTCATAATGGTATGAGTACTATATTATCCGGATTTAATTTAATATTTAATGATAGAAACCAATTATTAATAGGACAAAAACCATTAGAAATTTATAATATTTTTGGTCATGAACCACTTGGATTAGGTTATATATTTACTATTTCACAAAATAATTCAAATATTGTATCTACTGATTTTTCAAATAGTTTTTTGAATTCTAATTTTACAGATTTTGATAATAATACATTTATATTAGTTTTACAAAATAATACTTTTTTATTAGAAGGAGAAATATATTTTAATTTAGGAAATATAGAAGAAAATGATAATATATTTGCTGAAGATGTAAAAGATTTTTATATTATTACTGGACAAAATCCTGAAGATGTTACTGAATTTAAACAATTATTATTAGAATCAAATAAAAATTTTTATATCACATTTAATAGTTCTCCTCCAGTTGTTTTTGATAAACAACAACAAATTGCTGATTTATTTAGTATAGAAAAAACTAAATTAAATGGAAAATTTAATTATAATGGAACTGGTAAATTAAATGACCCTAAAACTGGTAAATTAACTAATTTTACAGTTGATATTTTTTCATTAATAAAAGAAAAATTTAAAATAAATCTTGCATTATTTATTTCAAAGGTTCAAGTTCCTTTAATGGGTGGTAAAAGAAAATCTAAAATACATAAAAAATTAAAAAATAAATCAACAAATAAATTATCAACTAAAACTAAAAAATATACAAATCAATCTAAAAAACATAAAAAAAATAATTTACAACAAAATAAAAAAAAATCTAAAAAATTTTAATATAAATTTCAATATTAGATTTACTTTACTTTTACTTTTACTTTTACTTTTACTTTTACTTTTACTTTTACTTTTACTTTTACTTTTTCTTTTACTTTTTCTTTTTAAAGTTTAAGATTTTTAATAATATTATTATTAAATATTTTAAAAAATTCTAAAAGTTTTAAATTTTAATGTTAGAATTTCCTATAAAAATAAAACTAAGAGACTCAACTAAATCTCTTAATTTTATTTTACCATCATTTAATTTATTAACTTGTCCTATAACAGAAATTGAAAATCCTAAAGAAAACTTTTATTTTAATTATGAAGAACGAAAAGAGTTATGTAATGCAAAAAATAATATTAATGATAATAATTTTAATAAAGATTGGGATAAAAGTAAAAAAATAAGTAATTTGTATGAGTTAATACATATTTCAAATAATAAAATGAAAGGAGAAAGCATTTCTAGGTATGACCCATTGAGTCGTTCTTTTTTTAAATTATGGGAAATCCTTAATTATTTTAATTTAATAACAACCAAAAATCAAATAACAACTGCTCATTTAGCAGAAGGACCCGGTGGATTTGTTGAGGCTTGTTTGTTTTACCGTCAAAGATTTATCAAAGTTTATCCATTACAAGATAAGTATTATGGAATAACATTAAATCCATTCACTAAAGATATACCAGGTTGGAATAAAGCAAATTCACTTATTAAACAATTTAAAAAAAATATTGAAATAGATTATGGAATTGATAACACAGGTGATTTATATAAAATTAAAAATATTAGGTCTTTTAGTAGGAAAATCAAAAAGAATGATACAGGAGCAGATTTAATAACCGCTGATGGTGGTTTTGATTTTTCAATTGATTTTAATAAGCAAGAACAAATGTCTCATCAATTGATTTTAGCAGAATTATTAACAGCTATCAAATCACAAAAACAAAATGGCTCAATGATTTGCAAAATCTTTGATAGTTATTCTTTAATAACTGTTCAATTATTATATTTTATTAGTTGTTTATACAAAGAAGTATATCTAGTTAAACCTTTAACAAGTAGACCGGCTAACTCAGAAAAATATATTGTTGCTATTTCATATCACGGATTTAATACAATTGACGAAGAACAATATTATATTTGTAAATTAGAAGAAATTTTAGAGCAATGGAATAATATAACTTCTAAAAAATTAATTGTTAAATCAATCTTTGAAAATCCCTCTCCACAATTCTTTAAAAAAATTAATGAATATAATACACACAGTTTTAACCAACAAAAACAATATATTAATAAAATACTACAACTTATTAATAAAAAACCAACTTGGATTGAACTAGAAAACATATTTTATAAACAAACTGAAAAAGCAATTGAATGGTGTAATCAATATCATTTATCAATTAATATTGATAGTTATTTTTACCAAAAATACCAAACTAAATATAATAATACTCAAACACAAAATCAAACACAAAAAAATAATGAGTATTTAAACCAACTAGATACATATTTTGAAAAATATTTAGCCTATTAGTAGGATTTTTAGCGTTAAAAGCCCACTTGGGCTTTTTTATGGTAAAAAGTTTAAAAGTATTTTTAGGTTTTTTCTTATATAAAAAATTGAAATTATTTATTATAAATATAATTTTTAAAAATTTCTAATGGATCCTCAAGAAGTTCAAGTTAACGCCGAAGATGCCGAAGATGCTGAAATGCAACGTCACGGTGCTCTTGTGAATCGCGCATTGGAGTTGATTATGATGTCTCCTGAAGAACAGGCACAGCGAATTCATAATGTTAATATGCAGTTGCGACGGGATCGCCCTGAACTTTTTGCTGATGAAGAGCGGCTTCACGCAGAGCACCTAGAGCGTCTTGAGCAACGACGTCTTAAGAAAGAGCGTCTTATTCAAATTCTACAAATGCCTTCACCTCTAGACCCTAACCCAACTGAAGAACAAC